TCCCAGTATCTAAATGCAAAAGAAACATTTAATTTAGAAACTTGACTTCTTGATTCATTGCTCAAAGAAATCAATTCTACCGTTTTTGGGTATACTTCATATACCCGACAAGAATAAACAGGAACATCTTGTTCATCTAATTGTCTTATGATCATATCTCTCACATATTCATTATAATAATTCATGTTGAAATTATTTGCATCATGAATGCTGTCTTGCCAAGCATCAAAATATCTTTTCACAAATAAATTTCTATCTAATAAAAATACTGCTTCAATGCTATTCGTGAAAGTCATTCCTTGTGGTATTTCATAAGAAGGACCATAAACATTTTCTTCTGCAACACTTCTTAATGTTTTTCCAGGCATATCTATAGATTCACAACGAACACCAATTAATTCATCACCATCTTTACCCTTCAAGTATCTTTGTCTAGACAAAGAATTTGTCATATTGGATATACCATTTCCAGAAGGATTTGATATAAGAACATCAAAACGATTGGGTTTTGATAATCCAAATTTAGATATTGATGTTTTGACTATTATCTTTTCTGTTACTTTTATAGAAACTCATTTATTAATTAATCTCCGTGAATCATAATATACTTTATTTATTGTTGCCTTTTCAAATTTTTGTACAGGAAGCAAAAGAGCAAGTTTCATCTCTTCATACATAATTTCTACATATGGAGAGCGGACGTGTTGTTTTAAATATTTCTTTACAGCTGGTCTCACTTCTTTAAATTTACTAATGCTGTTCCATTCAAAAAGCAATCTTTTTCTTTCATTATCACCTCTTGTATATCTTGATGTTAGTTTTTCTAATAGTGCCAATCTGTAAGGTATAGAAAGATAATGAAAGTTGATGCCAATAAATCCCCATGATCTCTCTTCAAAAGGAATTACAAGAGGAAATTTATCATAATATGGTAATGTCTTTTTATGTTTTGGATCATACACATAAAAATTCATTTTGCCCAAATTCAGGTCCGTATCGCTTCTACCTTCACGAACTAAGTAATTTCTTGAAGGAACCCCTAATTGTTGAATTTTTCGTTGATACCATCTAACAGAACGGTCTTGACCTCCCGTTTGTGATAGTATTTGATCAAAGTAATCTTGTGCCATGTAAATATTTATTCTATATTCCTAGTTCGTTTTCAGTTATTAATTTAAATTCATATTTGCGGTCTTCACACCATTCAATTGCAGCTTTCCATTTTGCTTGATTAACACTCCAAGTTTTCATCTCATGCAAATAATTTTTTGTTTTTCTTTTTGGAATTTTTGGTGGAAGACATTGTGATTTTGGTTTTATTTCTATCAACATGTTTTTTATTGACTTATCTTTTTGCCTAACTTTTATAAAAAAATCTGGAAAGTAACGATGAATTTTATTATCAATAGGTGATAGATAATGAATATAAATTTCTTCAGATGCCCATGCAAGAATTGATTCATTTTTATCACAATAAACCATGAATTTTCTTTCCCAAAGTGACCTGTATGTTATGTTATATAAATTCCCAACATATTTTTTCTTATTGCTGGGCATATATTTTCCTTTGTATGCCATATAAATAATAAAAAAGTATTTTAGGATATTTATTTCATGCCAGCACCTCTTGCAAAACTGACAGACAAACAACCAACAAGTTCAACATATTTTTTTCCTAGTAATTTAGGTTCCGTTGGGCATTATGTTATGTTTACAACATATCCTACAGTTGCAAAAGATGTACAACAAATTAATTTAACATTTGGTCCTGGAGGTTATGCAGAATCTGGTCTTTCAATCAAAAGAACCAATCCTGTAGCTGGTGATAAAGTTGCATTATATTTACCAGCAGTTATAACCAACAATCAATCAGCAAAATATGGTGATGTTGAGATGGGAACACTTCTTTCAATTTTAGGAAAAGATGGTGGTGCTATTGATGAAACAGTAAAAAAGTTGGCCCTAGAAAAGGTTCAACAAGTGGGAGGCGCAGAAGGCAGGTCATTGGCAGCTGCTGAAGAATTGGCATCAGGAAGAGTTTTTAACAATCAAATTGAATCTATATTTGAATCTATTGATAGAAGAACATTTCAATTTGATTTTAGAATGATACCTAGATCAGCACAGGAAGCAGAACAAATATTTGAAATAGTCAAAACTTTTAGAAAAAATATGGCACCTTCAGTACCAAATCCTTCTCAAACAAGGCAAATGATTGTGCCTTCTTTATTTGAAATAGATTTTTATTCTGACTCACAAAAAAACAAATATTTACCTAGAATTGGAAAATCCATATGCACATCATGTAATATTTCATATGGTGGCGAACGAATATCTATGTACAAAGATAATCATCCTATTGAAACCAGTATGCAATTAACATTCCAAGAAATAGAAATTGTAACAAAAGAAAAAATTGAAGGTGGATTCTAAATGTATTTCAATTCATTTCCAACTATTAATTATGATTTGTTTGGTGATGGTAATAAGATATTATTTACAGACATTACCAGAAAAGTTGCGCTAAACAAATTAATAAAAAAAGATATTGTATCTTTTGATTTTTATGATATTCAAGATGGTGAAACGCCAGAAGTAATTGCTCATCTTTATTATGGTGATGTATTATTACATTGGGTTGTTTTGTTGACAAATAACATCACTAATGTTTATGACCAATGGCCTAAATCTATTGCTTCTCTTGAAGAATATGTAAGAAACAAATATGAAGATGTAGATGGAACTCATCACTATGAAATACCATATTCTTCAGGTGATACCAATAAAATTATTGTTTTAAATTCAAATGAAAATTATCCTAATGCTACAAGAATATCAAATTTTGCATATGAATTAAGTGAAAATGATAAAAAATTAAGAATTCGTCTTATTAAACCATTTTACATAAGTCAATTTGTTTCAGAATTTACAAGATTAGTGAGTAATTAATGTCCCTTGAAAGATCAATTAGGTATCCAGGTGATTATTTTATTGAAGAAATAAAATTAGCAACCATTACTGGCAACTACATAGATTTATCAGATATTGTTACATCAATTGACATATATGAAAATCTTTTTGCCACAGCTATTACTGGTTCAATTACATTTACTGATACCAACAACTTGTTGACCAACGGTCCAATAATTGGCCAAGAAGTCCTCTCTTTAAAAATTAGAACACCTCAAACATCTCCAAATGAAGATACTGTAATAGACTTTACAAAAAATTATTTGTATGCCTATAAAGTTCTAAACACCACAAAAATTAATGATGGAACAGATGCAATAACACTTTCTTTCACCACATACGATATTTTTACCAATTATAGAAAGAAAGTATCAAAAGCATTTAAAGGTGAACCTGCTGAAAATATGGTCAAGGAGATATTGAGAGATCCAGAATTATTAGATTCAAAGAAAAAGTTATATTATGAAGAAACATTGAATGATTTTAAATTTGTTGTTCCAAATCTTCGTCCTTTTGATGCAATTTCTATGATTTCAAAAAGATGTTTATCAAAAAGATTTGATTTTTCTTCTAATTATCTGTTCTATGAAACATGTTTTGGTTATCATTTTAGAACATTAGAAAACTTGTTCAGTCAAAAAAATGTTTCGGCAAATTATAGAAGAAATCTGTCAATGGTAAAAGAAGAGGGATTGGAAGCAACAGGTGTATCTAAGTCAGAAGTTGCTGCATTAACATTACAACAGCAAATGGAAACAATAAGAAATTATAAATTTGTAATGTCGAAAGATAATTTGATGAATGTTGCAAATGGTGTTAATTCTTCAAATCTTATTGTTTATAATTGGTATAACAAAGAATTATCGAATTATCATTTTAGTATGAGAGATGGTGATGATCCAAAAAAATATAAATTTGATTATTCTAAAGATTTTTTAGACAATCGTGTTCATGCTAATTTTGATTATTCTTTTCCGTTTTTTTCTAGTATTTTAAGTGAAAAAGGAATATACATAACAGACAATCCAGAATCAAAAACTTATGTGTATTCCATATGTTCAGATAATGTTAATGACAAAAATTTTTATGAATTAGAAGGAACACAATACACAAATCCATATCAAGAAAATAAAGCAAATGATTGGATAATGCGGAGAATGTCCAAAATAAACTCTCTAGAAAGTTCAATTAAATTAAATTTAGAAGTTTATGGTACTACAAACATACAAGTTGGTGATATGATTCATGTTGAAATACCATATTTACAAAAAGTATCAGGTGGTCCGCCATTAGGTTATGACAAACAATTGAGCGGTAGGTATTTAATTAAAAAATTACATCATACATTTTCAACATTGAACGGAAAAAGCGAACATATTTGTAATATGGAAGTTATAAGAGATGATGTATCAGACCTTATACCACCTTTAGGAACAGCTGGTGGTAATGAAAATTTAACCGATGCAGGATCGCCATCTGAAATTAAATTAGTAGGAGAGAATGACCGATAACCATTTTTAAAGGAGGAATCGCCAAACAACTTTGTCATATCCATTTCAAACCTCAAACAGGAGCATTCATGTCTTCCAAACTCAAGACCCGTGTACGAAAGATGAACTTCCAACGGCAAGGAAATGAAAGGAACTTTGATACAGGCAACTCA